TACGCCCTCCGCGCTCTAAGATCACGAGAGGATTTGTTTGATATATATATCCAACCTCTAAAGTGGGGACAAACTTCTTGGATTAGCGGGAAAGACGAAGAAAGGGAGTGGATCGATTATACAATAGAGAAAACAATAGGGTACATTCAGCAAGGGGGCCAGTTTGATGTTTCATTTCAGGTCACAATCCCCAATGAATGGGAGCGAATCGCCCCCATTAATATTGGCTATACGGCCGGTATTGAGACCAACAGAGTGGCTCACGAATGGCTTACTAAGGCCAACGAGGTGATAGATAATATTATTACAATTTCTAGTCACTCGAAAGATGTATATAAAAATACGCATTATGACGTCACAAATCCTCAAAATCCGGAGGAAAAGCGCCACTTGTCTCTTCAAAAGCCAATTGAATTTATTAATTATCCCACTAAAAAATTTGATAATCTGGCAGAATTAGATCTTGATTTAGAATATGATTTTAACTTTTTGGTTGCAGCACAGATTAGCCCCCGGAAGAATGTTAATAATACTATTAAATGGTTTTTGGAAGAATTTAAGGACGAAGAGGTAGGATTAGTTCTTAAAGGGAATCTGGCAAAAAATTGTCATATGGATAGAGAACACACATTCAATGATTTGCGCACATACCTAGAAAATACCGCACCAGATCGAAAGTGCAAAGTTTATCTTTTGCATGGCGATATGACTGATGAAGAAATGCACTCTTTATACAAACACCCCAAGATATCAGCTTTTATGAGTCTGGCGCATGGCGAAGGTTTCGGTCTTCCCATTTTTGAAGCGGTATATTCAGGAATTCCTGTGGTTGCGACGGGCTGGTCCGGTCAGTTAGACTATCTTATTGATGAAGAAGGTCGAGAGCAGTTTTATAATGTTAATTTTGATTTAAATCACATTCAACCGCAGGTTGTCTGGGATGGTGTATTAATAAAAGAATCTATGTGGGCATACCCTCGTGAGCAATCTGCAAAAGAAAAAATGCGTCAATGCTATGAAGACGTTACTTCTAACAATGAAGATAGCTACGCCGGCAATGCCGACCACTATGCAGAAATAATTCATGAAAGGTTGGACCAAGAGAAGATGTACGAAAGATTTATTGAATTAATTCTATCGACTCCGGGATTTAAAGATGAATTTGATGTTGAACTTTGGTTAGACTCTTTAGATATAGAAGAGCATGAGTGAGTATATAATTATTGCTGATTTTTTTGCAAATGAAATATCAGGCGGCGGCGAGCTAAATAACGAAGAACTTTATAAGTTATTAAAAAAAGATCATAATGTAATAAAAATAAAGAGCACACAAGTTACACCTGATTTTCTGAACAAGAACACAGATGCAAACTTTATAGTCGCAAATTTTATTCAGTTGTCAGAAGAATGTAAACAAAGCTTACAAAAGAAGAAAAAATATATAATCTACGAGCATGATCACAAATACGTCCGGACTAGAAACCCAGCAGATTACCCAAACTACACTGCACCAAAAGAAGAATTAGTAAATTATGATTTTTATAGAAATGCGTTGGCCATAGTATGTCAAAGCAACTTTCATGAATCCATAGTTAAAAGAAATTTAAATTTAGATAACATAACCAATGTTGGTGGAAATTTATGGTCTATAGACAGTCTTGATTTGATGACTGAAGTTTCAAAAAAAGAAAAATTTGATAAATGCGCCATCATGGTATCCCAAAATTGGCACAAGAATACAGAAGAAGCTATTCAATATTGCAATGCAAAAAAAAATGCTATTGACTTAATTTATCCGTGCGACTATAATGAATTTTTAGAAAGACTTGGCCAAAACACAAAATTTATTTTTTTACCTAAAACGCCCGAAACCTTATCACGTATCGTGGTAGAAGCGCGCATGATGGGGCTTGGTATTATAGCTAATAATAACATTGGAGCAACAAAGGAACCATGGTTCTCTCTCAAGGGCCCAGATCTCATTAAAATAATGAGAGAAAAAAGACAAGAAATAACCACTAAGATTATAAACATATTTTCATGAAAATCCTTCTCACAACTAACAAGACATATAGAGGCTTTCCAGATACGGGACACTGGTATGTGTATTTGCCTTTAAAAGAATTAGGGCATCAAGTATATTGGTATGACACGGTGGATCCAAAAGAAAAAGATTATGACAAAATTATTGAAAAGTTTAAACCTGATTTGATATTTTGTTGTGTTACTGGTGACGGGCGTATCACACCATATGAGCCTTGGGGAAGCATCAAAAGAGAGACCGACACTGGCCGCACCGTAACTTTTAACTGGTTTTGCGACGACACTTGGCGATTCGATAGGTTCTCCAGTATCGCTTGTTCTTATTTTACTATGTGTTCTACCCCCGAAATTTCATATATAGACAAATATAAGAACATTGGTTATAATAATATTTTATTGGGCAATTGGCATGCCAATTCAGATTTTTATCCAGTGACGCCTTTTTTGGATAAAAATATCGATATATCTTTTATTGGCGCTCCGAATGCATCTCGGGAGGCTTTTTTTAATACTATTACACCGCATGTGGACGTTACTCAAGCGTTTGGACTAACTCAGGAAGAATTGTTTGAAACTCACTGCCGATCACAGATTGGACTTAATTTAAGCTTTAATGCTAACGATCCTGAAGGCAAGACTCAAATGAAACAAAGACTATTTGAAATTACCGCTGGAGGAGGCCTCCTCTTCACCCAAAACCACATAGGCTTGGAGGAATTTTTTGAGATCGATAAGGAAATAATCACTTTTGAATCAACAGAGGAGTTCGTTGCCAAAGCTCAATTTTTTTTAAAAAACCCATCTTTAGTGGAAAAAATTGCTACCAATGGTCACAAGAGATTTTTAGCAGAACACGATTCTAAAATACGACTGGCGCACACTTTAGAAAAGATAAAGGAGCTATCATGAGAATCTATGTGATTGATTATCCTCGGCATGCGGGACATTGGATATACAAAGGATATCAAAAAGCATGGCATGCCCTAGGGTACGATGTATACCCTGTAAACAAGATCGAAGAAATTGAAGCGATACATGAACAACGAGACTCCAATGAAGAATATATGGTGATGTTTGTAGATGCGGATCCTCAACCGGAGGAGATTGGCTTAATAGAGCGAAGCAAAAAAGCCTTTATTTTTGCACAACCTAATCAGTTTCCCTCCCCATGGGGACATCACCCTAATTTTAGATGTCTAGCTAGCGATGGGCTAGTAGATGTGTTAAACCAAATGGATCATGTACACTTATGGACGTTTGGGGACGATGTATCTCGTCATGTGAAATGGAAAGAGGTCCATACGGTTCCACTGGCCTTTGATCACATTGGCTATCAGCCGGCCACAGACGATAATTATAAACAATATGATATTTGCTTTATTGGAGGTTGGGCCAATAATGGATTTAATGAAAAAAGACCAATCATGATTGAAATATTTTCTGAATTCATGAAAACAGATTTAAAATGTGGATTCTTTGTGGAAAAGAATTTAACCCATGAACAAGAGTGTGCCCTTCTATATAATAGTCGATTAACACTAAACATTCACGACGCATACCAACGCATCCTAGGCAATGATACCAACGAGCGAACTTTCAAATCTTTGGGACTCAATGGAATATTAGTATCGGATACTGTAGGACAGTTGAACCGCTTATTCCCAGACTTACCTACGTCGCTAGACGCCAAAGGTCTTGTAGAAATAACACAAAATTACCTATCTTTAACAGAACAAGAGTTGACTGATATTCGCGAGAAGAATCGTCAAGATATTTTAGAAAACCATTGCTATACTAACCGAGTTCAACAACTTTTAGAATTATGATTTGTTTATCATGATAAAAATATGAAAATTACAATAATTATACCCTGCTATAACGCCGAACAATGGATATCAGAAAGCATTCAATCAGCTCTCGCACAAACATATCAAAATATAGAGATTATTTTTGTTGACAACGAAAGTCTAGATAACAGCTATCAAATCGCTAAAGAGATGCAGAGAGATGGTCAAGATTTTAAAGTACTCACAACCCCAAATTTATATAAGCATTCTTGGGAAGAGCCTGTGAACAAAGCATTAAACGAGGCTACTGGCGAGTATTTTACAATTTTAGGAGCAGATGATTATATACAAAGCGATTACGTTGACAATATAGTAAAAATAATATCAGCGGCCCCAGATAAAATAAAAATATTACAAACACCAATAATAGGAGTCAGAGGCGCCCAGGAAGAGTTTTTAGGCGAAACAAAACATATTTACACCAACTTAGACGATTTTAAAAAGCTTTTATTTCAAAGATGTCCCGTAAACACTCCAAGCATGGTGTATAAGAAGGAATTATATGATAAAGGCATCGTTCGGTGGAATTCTAAAGAGTACTTGGGAGCAGCCGATTACGACTTATATTTTAATATAGCCGATAAAGGACTGTTCATCTATCCTTATCCAAAATGGATAGGATATTTTTATAGATGGCATTCTACACAGTCAACGTGGGGAATGCAAAGAGATTTTTCCCAAATAGACGTTAAAATTAAACAATATTGGAAAGAGAGGTGGGCCCATGAGTAAGCAAGTTCGAGTAGTTGATTATATCGCGGAACGAATATCACAGTTAGGAGTAAAACATGTATTCACCCTTACAGGTGGCGGAGCAATGTTTTTAAATGACGGTATTGCTAAACATAATAAATTAAAGGCTGTTTGTAATCATCACGAACAGGCTTCGTCAATGGCTGCTGTCGCATATGCAAAGTATACTAATGGATTTGCAGTTACAATGCCAACCACTGGGTGTGGAAGCACAAATTGTATTACGGGACTCCTAGATGCATGGCAAGACAATTTACCTTGCATTTTTATTTCTGGACAAGTCAACAAAGCCCAAACATGCTACAATTCAAAATTCAAATTAAGACAATTTGGCGTACAAGAAGCTAATATTATAGAACTTGTCAAACCAATAACCAAATATGCTATAATGGTCAATGATCCACAAAAAATAGCTTATCATTTTGATAAAGCAATTCATTTAGCCAACACGGGTAGAAAAGGCCCAGTATGGATTGATGTTCCTCTGGATGTCCAGGGATCTTTTATATCTCCCCACGAACTAGAGAGATTCGAAGAAACCATACCAGGAATTAACGCCGATCTAGAGCCTTTTAAAAAATTATTAAAGACCTCTAAAAGACCGGTTATTTTAGCCGGAAATGGGGTCAGGTTGGCCAATGCTTCAAAAAACCTACAACAGTTTGCTGAACAATATAATATTCCTGTAGTGACAACATTTTTAGGGGCAGACTTACTACCCACTTCTCATCCTTTGAATATAGGCAGGACTGGGATTAAAGGAAACCGAGCAGCTAATTTTACAATGCAGAATTCTGATTTGTTGCTATCTGTCGGAACACGTTTGGGTGTGCCAACGATAGGATATAAATATGAATTTTTTGCAAGGGGAGCCAAATTGGTTGTTGTTGATATAGACCCAGAAGAACATAAAAAAGATACTGTTAAAATCGATCTGTTCTTACACATGGACGCAAAAGACTTTCTTAACAAATTAGATTTAGACTTTAAGTGTGATAATTTTTGGCCCGCTAAAACTTTAGAGTGGAAACAAAAATGGCCAGTATTTTTGCCAGAACATGTAAATGACGAAGGAGGAATAAGTTTATATTATTTTATAAAAAAACTATCAGAATATTTGCGACACGATTCGGCCGTTGTTAGCGATGCCGGCTCGGCATATTATGTTTCTTCTCAAGCACTTCAACTTGATAAAGAGCAGAGACACATTATTCCCGGAGCGCAGGCTGAAATGGGCTTTACTATTCCAGGGTGTATAGGGGTTAGTTTTGCTAAAGACAGAGGCGAGGCAATAGGCATCACCGGTGATGGCTCGTTTCAAACTAATATACAGGAACTACAAACTATTGTACAATATAATTTGCCAATTAAGTTGTTTGTTTTGAATAATGATGGTTATTTGTCGATACGAGCAACACAAAGAAAGTATTTTGAAGATCGGTTTATTGGTACCGATAAGAACGATGGAGTTTCGTTCCCCGAAACTAAAAAGATAGCAGATGCCTATGGTATAAAATATTTCCTATTTGCGGATAATACAGATCTTGATAAAGACTTGTCACAAGTTTTTGATTTTGAAGGACCAGCAATATGCGAGGTGTCGTGTAAAAAATGGGATGAGATTTTACCAATATTGGCTGCTCAAAAACTAGATGATGGAAGCATGGTTTCAAAGCCTTTAGAAGATATGTTTCCTTATTTGACAAGAGAGGAGTTTTATGCCAATATGTATGTAAAGCCGATAGAGGAAGAATGAACGTTCTCATTACTGGCGCCAATGGGTTTTTGGGAAGCAACCTATTAGAAAAGTTTCTGAAGAATAATCATAATATTTATGCGCTCTCAGTTCATGATCATAATTTAAAAAAGTTTAAAAATATTCAATTTGATAGTATGAGGCTAAAAGATTTTCACACTATCAAAGATAGAATTATTTCATTTGCGCCAGAGATAGTGATACATTGTGCCTGGGATGGTGGAAACGCTTATAAAAATACTAATGATTTAAAACAATTTGATAATGTTACCCACAGTATCAATTTATTAAAAATTTTAAGTGAATTAAAAGACGTGTCTTTCGTGGGTATAGGAAGTATGTCCGAATATGGGATAAAAAATTTTAAAGTAAAAGAAGAAACATCCGCCTCACCGCAAAGTTTATATGGAATTTCTAAATATGCATTAAATATGTATTCTAAGCAGATTTGTACACAACACGGTTTTAAATGGTTGTGGGTGAGACCTTCATATGTTTACGGAAAAAATGATGTTGAATCGCGTTTGGTACCCAAGACGATTAGAGGGTGTCTTAAAAATGATAATTTCACTTTAAATTCATGTAAATCTTGTGTAGACTACATCTATATTACAGATTTTGTAGAAGGGGTATATAAATTGATCGAAGGACAGTTGGAAGGCATTTTTAATGTATGTGCGGGAAGTGTATATCGTATCAAAGAGATTGTAGAGACGATCCAAGAACTAAGCCATTCTACGTCTTCAATTCTTTTTGACCACGCTTTAGATAGAGATAATTTTTCAAATTATATTTGTGGCGCAAATGATAAAATACGCACCGCAGTAGATTGGTCGCCATCAACAGATATAACAACAGGCTTACAGCAGACAATAGAATTTTTAAGAGGAGAGAATAATGTTGTCAAATGACAAGATATTTCCTTATTTGACAAGAGAAGAATTTCGTGTTAATATAACAATAGTACCACTAAACGAAGGAGAAGATAGTGACAACTAAAAAGACAATTTTGGATTTTATATCCATGAAGCGAAGCAGCACCCCATTAACTTGGATTACAGCATATGACTTACCTTTTGCACAAGTAGCAGAGGATGCCGGCATAGATATGATTTTGGTAGGCGATTCCGGCGGGATGGTCCAACTTGGATATGATACAACCAACCCTGTTACAATGGAGGAAATGATTTTTATGGCTTCTTCCGCTCGCCGCGGTGCCCCCAATACTTTTATTGTAGGAGATATGCCTCAAGGCTCTTACGAGGTGTGCGATGAAGATGCTGTTAGAAACGCACTACGCTTTGTAAAAGAGGCCGCATCAGACGCAATTAAGTTAGAGGGGGGAGTGAGAGTCGCAAGCCGTGTTCGAGCAATAGTAGATGCAGGAATTCCGGTAATTGGACACCTGGGTCTAACACCACAGAGCACAACAACTTTTGGAGGCTACAAGGTTCAAGGGAAAACAATAGAAAGCTTTGAAAAAACCTTAGAAGATGCATTAGCCCTTCAAACCGCTGGCGCATTTGCTATTTTGCTAGAAGCGATGCCGGCCGAGCCAGCAGCACAGATCGCACAGCAATTAGAAATTCCAATTTACGGAATAGGCGCCGGCGGAGCCGTTGACGGTCAGCTTGTTATTATGCACGATCTGATGGGATTTTATCAATCATTTAGACCTTGGTTTGCAAAATGTTATATACCTGAAGTAATAAATGAATTTGGTAATTATTTAAGCGCTGCTGAAGATCTTCGAAAATTGGGAAGAAAAGAAAGGCGCGACGGACTTTTAATGTTAGCCACAATGGCCATTAAAAAATATGTAGGAGATGTGCAAGATGGCACATTTCCTGGCAGCTTATATTCCTACTCTATTAAAGAGGCCGAACTTGATGAACTTAAAAAATCTAGTAAATGGATATCTTAATTACTGGGTGTGATGGTTTTATGGGACGTTCGCTGTCTCAATATTTTAAAAATTCAAGCCACAATATCTACAACACAAACAGACAAGTCTTAGATATTACGAATACGCAACAAGTTTCTAACTTTTTTAATTCAAAAAATGTGGATATTGTTATTCACACAGCAATCAAAGGCGGCAAAAGAGACCAAAAAGAACACATTGATGATTTTTTATGTAATATATCCATGTTTAATAATTTGCTAAATTTTTCGCATAAATACATAATGATGTTTAACTTCGGGTCTGGCGCCGAATTTGATCGGAGCGATGGCGTTAAACTTGCCAAGGAAAGCGAGATTTATAATTGTTATCCAAAAGACTATTATGGCTTATCAAAGAACATGATTAGTAGGAAAATATCTGACTTAAATTCAAAGATTTTCAATCTGAGATTATTTGGCTGCTTTGGAGAGTTTGAGGCAGAGCAAAGATTTATAAAGACAGCCCTTAAATGTGTAAGAAACGATCAGTCAATAATTATACACCAGGATAGATATATGGACTATTTTTGTGTTCAAGATGTGGGCCGCGTAATTGAATATATTATCAACAATCAAAGCAAAAACATACCGAGAGATATCAACCTGTGTTACCAGCAAAAACATAAGTTAACAGATATTGCAAATAAAATTATTTATTTGACAGAAAGCAAAAAACCAGTTATAATACAAGAAAGACATTTAGCCAGTTCATATACCGGATGCGGAAAACGCTTAAGCCGAATGGATATTGAGTTACTTGGATTGGATAAAGGAATAAAGGGATATATAGAAAAATGAAAGCGAACAAATTAGATGAAATTTTAAAGCTAGTTTCGGAGCATATGGCGGAACAGCAAGAGGTTGAGTGGAAGCCTGGAGAAGACTGGCTTTCCTATTCTGGTCCAATTTTCACGGAAGATGAATATATTGCGGCCATTAAACAGTTGTTATCTGGTTGGTTGATTTTTGGCGAAAATGGTAGAAAGTTTGAATTAGAATTTCCACAATATTTGGGAGCAGACTTTGGTGTTTTAACCAACTCGGGCAGTTCGGCTAACTTGCTTATGGTGTCTACTCTTAAATCCAAAAAGCTTTTTAATTTACCCGCAGGCTCAAAAATTATAACTCCCGTAGTATGCTTTGCCACAACCATCAACCCTATTATCCAGAACGGATTTGAGCCGTTGTTTGTTGACGTCACCCTCCCGGATCTTAATTTAGACTTAGATGCGGTTGAGAAGCTTTTAGAAGAAGACACAAACAAAGAAATTAAAGCAATTATGTTTGCGCATGTATTGGGTAACCCTCCCGACATGGATAGGCTTATGTCTTTGGTAGAAAGATATAATCTTGTTTTTTTGGAGGATTGCTGTGACGCACTGGGCTCAACTTACGATGGTAAAAAGCTCGGCTCCTTCGGCCACATGTCCACATGTTCGTTTTTTCCCGCCCACCACATGACGATGGGCGAAGGCGGCTTTGTGGCTGCGAAGAATTGCAAAACTAGAAAGATAATAGCTAGCTTGCGCGACTGGGGCCGCGCCTGTTATTGTAACACTGCAAAGCCCGGAGACGTCACAGGCGGCACCGCATGCGGCAATAGGTTTAAAAACTGGCTTCCGGGCATGCCAGAAGCCATTTACGACCACCGCTATGTTTTTGACGAGATCGGATACAACCTAAAACCCCTTGATTTACAGGCCGCAATGGGCCTACAGCAGCTTGAAAAACTTCCAGAGTTAGATGCTGCCCGTCGACAAAATTTCCAAAAACTAGAGGAGATTTTCGCCCCCTATAAGGAACACTTTCATCTGCCAAAGGCTACTGACAAAGCAGATCCATGTTGGTTTGCGTATGTGCTCACTATTAAACCAGACGCACCATTTAGCCGCCAAGATATTGTAGAACATCTTGAAGAGGCAAAAATTCAAACTCGTTCTTACTTCTCAGGGAATATTCTTGCCCACCCCGGCTATTATCATATGGCAGCCGAATATGGAGACCTAGACGAGGTTTTCCCCGTCGCGCAATTAGTAACTACCAACTCCTTTTTCCTAGGAACGTATAAAGGGCTCACCGATGAAAAGATGGGTTATATTGCAAAAGTTATTCATGAATTTTTCGCTGAGAGGGGGATTAAGTAATGAATGTCGGCTGTATGATCTATCATTATGGAGAGAGGTTTGAGAAGATTGGCTTGTGCGCACGGCAAAGTTTTAAAAAATTTCATCCCGATATTCCTTTGCATCATATTGATGAGGTAAAAGGGTCTAAATTTGCATGCGCATTCAATGCACCGGAATGTGGAGGTATTTTTAAATATATGTTAGCTTATGAACTAATGGTAAGACACGCATATGATAAAATGATTATCTTGGGGGGAGATACAATAACATGTGCGCGCTTAAGTGAATTTCTTGATAATGACGAAGACATTCTGACCACTCGCTGTCTTAATGTAGATCACCTTTTTCCTCTTTATTATAAAGAGAACAACAGCTGTGCTATAGTCCAAACTAGACATCGTTTAGTCAATGGCAAAAAAGATTACTACAACTATAATTCAGATGTTGTATGCTTTAATAATCTTGACGCTCTTAAGACAGTTATAGAAATCGCGCTAGCGCACCGCAAAGCACTGTCTGATTATAAAATGGCATCGAGTTGTGCTAATTCGTTGGCAGAAATTCTTAAAAAGCCCACGTTTGTGGGACCCACCTTCCATCCTGATGAGTGTCGGAAATGGCTCCATTCCTTTGGTAATATGCCCGTATCAGAACTAAAGCTCGTAGATTATTATGCAGATCAGGCCGGCCTTAATATAGTGGCTAACTTGTGCTTATCCCCCGCTCCCCGGGGAGATACCCCCATGTTTGATTTTACCATTAAGTGTGTTGATGATCCTTATGGTGAAGATAGCGTAGTTTATAATAATCGCTCAAAAGGAGAGGTTATTCCTGGACGCGCTTCCGCCGCCGCGGACGGCTACGGTATCATGCACCATAAGCCTTGGAATTCTGTAAAAGAATTTTACGTAAAAGATGACAAGCTTTATACTAAAGACCATGAGCAGATTAAAGTGTGGCATTACTCCGATGGATTTGGAGGTCTTGATGATAGAACATTTGAATCATTGTTGGACCGTTGGTTAAGCTACTGGTTTAACCAAGAAACAAAAGACTTTTTTACAAATCAATGTGATTGCGGCGATTTTTTTATCGAACAAGGCCTTGAAGAATGAAGATAGTTTATATTACTGGTTGTTTGGGGTTTATGGGATCGCATGCGACCCGCCGCGCCCTGCAGCGCGGGTACATGGTGCGCGGCATAGATAAGATTACCTATGCTGCCAATATAGAGTTGTTAGAAGAATTTCAAACTTATTCTAATTTTACATTCGAAAGAACAGATATTAAAGATCTTAAACGATTATACGACTGTGACTATATTATAAATTTTGCCGCAGAGTCCCATGTTGGAAACAGTATTGTTAATAGCGATGAGTTTATTGAGAGCAATGTTCTAGGTGTTAAAAATCTTTTAGATTTAATAAGATATAAGCCAACAAATTGTAACGAAAGGCCTATTTTATTTCACATTAGCACTGATGAAGTTTATGGCGATATTTCTCATGGTGCCCATGTCGAAACAGATATTTTAAAACCAAGCAATCCCTATTCTGCTGCAAAAGCCGCGGGAGATATGTTAATCAATGCATGGGCTAGAACCTATGATATTAAATATATTATTTTACGACCAACGAATAATTACGGCCCAGGCCAATATCCCGAAAAACTCATACCACTATCAGTTAAAAATTTAAATAGAGGCAAAAAAATCAGACTTCACGATCAGGGGCGCCCCACCCGCAATTGGCTTCATGCAGATGATACGGCTGCAGCCGTATTAGCAATTATTGATTCTGGCAATATTAATGAAATTTATAATGTTGCCGGCAGCTTTGAACAAACAAACGCTGAAACTGTAAGAAAAATAATTAAAGCATATTTTGGCACCGATAAAAATTGGAAACAATATGTAGAGTTTAATGCGTTTAGAGAAGGTCAAGATGTTCGATATGCCCTAAATGATAGAAAATTAAAAAATCTTGGCTGGCAACCACAAAAGAATTTTGATGAAGAGATACAAGAAATCGTAAATTATTATAAAAATAAATTTACTTGGTAAAGGAACAAAATAAAAATGAAAGTATTATTAACATGCACCAGCATCGACGATTCCCACAGATTGGAGGATGCGCCCGATAGCCACTATCCGCTTGGGTTAGCATATCTTCATACGTATTTAGAAAAATATTCAGAGCATAAAGTTGAAACACATTTTTTAAATAATGTCAATATTGAAATTTGTACCACTAAAATTAAGAAAGAAATCGAGACTTTTAATCCAGATGTTATTGGAATTTCAATAATGACTCACAGTCGTATCAGTTCTTTTAAGGTGGTTGAGTACATTATTGAAAACCACCCCGATATTAAGCTTGTCCTTGGAGGCATCCATCCTACGATTATGTGGGAGCAACTTGCAAAAAAGTATCCCGAAACCATAGTTGTTATTGGAGAAGGTGAAACAACATTTCACGCGCTGTTAGATCAGCTAGAAGCCAAGAAGCCTGTTAGTGAGATAGAGGGGATTGCATACTTTAATGGAGAAGAAGTAGTTAAGACTGAAGAGCGCGCCCTGATAAACGATTTAGACATTTTGCCGTTCCCCAAGCATGATATATTTTTATTTGAAGGTAAACAGGTAGCGAATTTATTAACAAGTCGTGGATGTCCATTTAAGTGTAATTTTTGTGTATTGGATAACGTATCACTGCGAAGTGTCCGCTTTAGAACGGCAGAAAATATTTGTGATGAAATCGAAGAAATTCTAGCTATATGTCCCACTATTCAGATTATTTGGTTGCATGATGATGCGTTCATGATTAATAAGAAGCGCACAATGGCCTTATGTGATGAAATTATTAAACGAGGAATTAAAACTACCTTTACGTGTAGTGCGCGCTTCCGGCCAGTATCACGCGAATTGGTTCAGCGAATGGAACAGGCGGGCTTTAATCATGTTTTATTCGGCTTAGAATCCGCTGCCGATGAAGTGATGAAGGGCATGTTTAAGGGAATCACGAAGGACCATATTCGATATGCTACTTCGTTATTTGCTGAAAGCAACATTAAGACTACGGCATTCTTAATTGTCGGTCTTCCTGGCGAAACGCAAGAAACTATAGACGAAACAATTGATTTTGTTCAAGAGATGCAAAATAATAATTATTTATTTTATGATGATATCGGTGTTTGTGGAGTTTATCCCGGCGCCGAACTTTATAATATAGCCAAACGACGGGAGCTACAAGTCGAAGGATACGGGCCATTGGATGATGGTTACTGGCTTACTGATGGAGAAGTTCCATTTTATGAATGTGAGCATTCTTATGAACAACTTTTAGAATGGAAGGAACAAGTGAGAGATGCCATCTCTTTAGTTAGAATATTTAAGCCGAAAAGTTTTTTGCAACAAAGAAAGCTTTTACCTTCAATAATAAAATATGGCTGGAGATTCAATTTTCCCTTTATAATACAGCTTAGTGCCCAAGTAGTTCAAAAGCCAGAGATGTCTCACCGGTTGCTTCGTTGTTTCTTCTCTGGAAAGCCACAAGATTTAATGCCTAAAATTTCTTTTGAAGTAGAAAAACAGATTCTTCAACAAATTCTCGCTAATTTACCTGAAGAACAACGAGAAGATTTTGTAAACCAATACTCGGCTCAACGCGATGAAGATGTTTCAACGCTTCATCGATGGCACACCGATCACCACCCGGCTGCTGATGAATATCTTAAAAAATGAAAACTTTAGTTACTGGTGGCAGCGGCTTTTTAGGGAAAAGATTAAAAATTTATCACCCGGAATGGATATACGTATCCACCGCAGATTATTGCTTGACAGACTCAGTGGAAACTATGCAGATGTTTGAAGAAATTCGACCAAACGCAGTAATTCATTTAGCAGCGCGAGTAGGAGGGATCAAAGACAATAGCGAAAATCAAGTTGATTTTTTCGAACAGAACATGCTTATAAATTTAAATGTTATAAAGGCCGCCTATGATTTCGGAGTCGACCGACTTCTCGCCTCTTTGAGTACGTGCGCCTTCCCAGATGTTGTCGCAGAATACCCCTTTAAAGAAAAAGATTTACTAGAAGGCCCCCCAGCAGAAACTAATTTTGCTTATGGATTTACAAAACGAATGCTTCACACTCTTATCTTATCTTATAGAAAACAATACGGAGTAAATTACTCAACCTTCAGCCCTTCTAATATTTATGGCCCAGGCGATCACTTTAACAGTGACCGGTCCCATTTTATTGCAGCCCTGGTGTCAAAAATGGCCACTTTAAACGAGGGAGGTGTGCTAGAGTTGTGGGGCACCGGCCGGCCTATGCGACAACAATTATATGTAGATGATTTGTGCCAGATAATTCCACTCTTATTAGAGAAGCATTATAGTGCTGAACCTCTTATTGTTGCGCCTGATGAAAATTTAACTATCGACGAAATGGCACGAACTTTATTATCTCATGTAGACAAAGACATTAATATCGTGTATAATAACAAACTAGATGGACAGTTTAGAAAAGACGGCAGCAATCATAAATTAAAAGAATTAATTGGAGATTTTAAATTTACCAAATTTAAAGATGGTATTACGAAAACTTATGATTGGTATATAGAAAACAAGGAAACCACATGAAACAAAAGACAGCGTTAGTAACAGGAGTCACAGGTCAAGACGGCTCATATTTAGCAGACTTATTGCTTGATAAGGGCTACCATGTAGTGGGCGTCAAACGCCGAACTTCACTAATTTCTACAGATCGCATCGATCACATTTTTGATGATCCCGAAAGATTGCAAAACTTTACACTGGAATATGGAAACTTAATTGATTCAGGAAACATTCACAGATTATTGTTGAATTACCAACCAGATGAGATTTATAATTTAGGGGCCCAATCGCACGTTCGCGTATCTTTCGAAACTCCCGAGGAAACTACTAATATCGTAGCGCTGGGTACCCTCCGGCTTCTGGAAGCAACCAGAAACTTGTGTCCAAACGCTAAATTTTATCAGGCTTCTTCATCGGAAATGTTCGGGGTTAATCCTAACCCACCTTATAATGAAGATTCCGCTCTAGAACCTGCATCGCCTTATGCGTGTGCAAAAGTATACGCTCACCACATGATAAGAAATTATCGTGATGGATATGGAATGTTTGCAACGAGCGGCATTCTGTTTAATCATGAGAGCCCTCGCCGCGGCGAAACCTTCGTAACACGCAAGATTACACTCGCTGCCGCTCGAATTAAATTAGGGCTTCAAGATAAGCTTTCACTCGGCAACCTTGACGCGAAAAGAGACTGGGGGTTTGCCGGTGACTATGTAAGACTAATGTGGATGATGATGCAGCAAGATGAAGCTGATGATTATGTCATTGCCACTGGCGAGACTCATTCTGTAAGAGAGTTTTTAGAATGTGTATTCGAGCGCGCTGGCCTAAGTGTTGAAAAACATGTAGAGATAGACTCACGGCTGTTTAGGCCCAATGAAGTTCCTTATTTGTTAGGGGACGCGTCCAAGGCCAAAAAGGCTCTCGGATGGGAACCAGAAGTAACCTTTGAGGGTCTAGCTGAAATGATGTATGAGTCCGATCTAAAAGAGATTCAAGATGCCATTAGATAATAATATAAATTTGCCGATGAACCATGTCGACAAGGGATGGGGTTGGGAACGATGGGTTGTAAATTGCGAAGAATACTGTGGCAAGCTTTTGTTTTTTCAGCAAGGAAAACGGTGTTCATGGCACTTTCACAAATTAAAAGATGAAGTATTTTACTTGCAATCCGGCAAAATGATGATATATTATTCAGACAGCGATGATATTACACAAGCGAAACAGCTTGTTTTGAACGCCGGCGAAAACTTCCACGTATATCGTGGATTACGCCACCAGATGGTGGCCCTTGAAGATTCAGAATTGTTTGAATTTTCAACACAACATTTTGATAGCGATAGCCATCGAGTCCTAAAAGGGGATTAGAGAACATGACATATCGCACTAACAAACATTTGGTCGAAAGGACCGCGAAAAGATAAAGCTAAAAGGAGATTAAAATGCAATTATCGAATCAAGCACTCGGTGCCATTATGATGGCCCTCCAAGAATCTTTGATGAACCAAACGGATATCATGCCGGTTCTACAGGGATTTGAACTTATTACATCTGATGATGGACTAATAGTTAAGAATCCACCAACTGTAAGGGCGCCCACCGCCGAGACAGCAGTTGAAACAACTGAATAACGCAAATGCCACGCTATAAATATCAGTGTAGTAATTGTGAGCACATTGTATTAGTATTTCATGGAATGAATGATGTATTCAAAGAAAAATGTATTATGTGTAAAATAGAGAACACGCTTAAAAAAATATTAACGCGTCCGACGATTGTTCAAAAGGAACCAATTGACCAAGAACAAGAAGTCGGCGAGATTACCAAAGAACATATTGAATCTAATCGTGAGATCTTAATGCAACAAAAAAAAGAAGCAAAGGAAGAAAATTATGAGCCGTCTTGAAATTATATTGTCGGCAATATTAGCACTATCGATAGTGTTAAATGTAGGATTATTATTGTATGCCCGCGCGGCAATTGTTAGGATAGTATCCGTCTCGGAAGAACTGGGAGATCTTCAGCGAATGGTAAACTCATTCGCTGGACACCTTAAAGCTGTTTACGAATTGGATTCGTTTTATGGCGACGAGACGCTCCACGGTCTTTTGGAACATGCAATCTCATTTAACGAGCAGATGGAAACATTTGACTACATCGTATCACTAACAGAGGAACCCCAAAAAAATGAAACAGAAGAAGAAGAAGAAATAGATGACGATACCTCCGAAGAAGAAGAGAACCCGACGTAAAAACCATTATTTCACATCTGATCACGAAGAAGCCATTATAAGATATGCGCGCACAAGTTGTCAGCGCGAACGTACACAATTATACATAGAATATATCCAACCGGCTTTTAATGAGATGGTGGATAAAATCGTGTTTACATATAAGTTTACTAATTTGCCTAATTGTGACTCACTACGGGAAGAGTGCAAGATTTGGTTAATGACAATTCTTGACAAATACGATCCAAATAAAGGCTCCAAAGCCTTTTCGTATTTTTCAGTTATTACAAAAAACTGGTTTATCCATAAAGTTAAGCGTCAGCAGAAACGCAATAAGCGTGAAGTGGATTATGATAATATATCGAAAGCCTACGAAGAAGAATTTTTATCTACTAGCGAATCTTATATCACCTACCGCGAAGAAGAAGAATTTTGGAAGCTATTTTATGACGAACTACAATCGTGGGATGCATCACAGATGAAAGAGAATGATCTCAAAGTATATCAAGCGATCAATATCCTTTTTGAATCAAAAGAGGATATCGATATTTTTAACAAGAAAGCTATTTATCTATACTTGAGAGAGATTACAGGATTGAACACCAAGCAGATCGTTAATTCTCTTAAAAAATTTAGAAAGAGATATTATAGTTTTAAGAGCGATTGGGAAAGTGGAGAATTATGAGTAAGAAAGATCTAGAAACACTTATTGATGAGGCACTATCAAATATTCGTAGCGACAGAAAAGTCGCCCGAGAATTTTTAAATGAGATCGCCAATCAAATCGCAAAAGATGCAGAGCAAAATAAATATCTTAGCCCTGTAGCTGCCAAACATATCGAGACTCTTCAAAGATCAAACGAACAATTAGTAAAATTAATCGGCTTAAGGCAGAAAGGACAAGCACAAAGTGATGGACTGACAGATGAAGACAAAGATAGCCTATTTGATATAATACAGACCCAAGGATCCGCAACCAGTGGCAAATAAAGGTTTTTTAGACTGGTCAATTTTTACTGATGCATTATCGGGCCTCGAATTATTCTCTAATTCTATTCGTAAAACGCTCCGTTTTGATGCTTATGCCGGCAAGAAACGCTTTAAAGCGCGCGTCCTAACAAACGCTGTTTATCTATCAGAAGAAATGGTTAATGCTACTAATCCAGATCCAGGACTCCCCGCCACGGTCCAAGAAAACGCCATATATGCCACTTTTCAATATAAAGCAAGAATTCTTGGAGACGATTCACCACACGGCTTTTTACCAGATCCATGCACGACCTATTATGAGGAACATCCTGGCGAAGCAATAAGTATCATGGCTATGCATACAACTTTTGTATCAAACTATGAATTAGGTAAAAATACAGCATCGCAACGCAAACCCATCGCCGGCCAAATTGTGTGGGTTGAATTAAAATCCTCAAACAATATTTTTAATTTACAAACTGGGCTACATCTGGGAATAGCAGAAACCCAGCCGGACACGGGGCCCGATACCATCATATGCAGTCCTGGCGATGCCTTTTCGGCCGGCCTCCGCGGAGACAAACGCGCCTTGTCGGAATTTCAGCAAGCTGGAAGAAGTTCTGGTACTGTGACTGCTTATACGAGCGATGAACAAAAAACATTTTGTGATGCTGTCGGCTATTCAAATACTACTGAATGTGCCAAATATGGCGATTTTTTCGGGCCACCATATGCTTCCGTTGTTGCACCCCATATAGGATACGGCCACAGTGACGCCGCCTCAAAAGGCCTCTCCCAGCGCGGCATGATTAACCCACCCAGTCTCAACGCGGCGTTTGATTACCGAGATAAACAAAGCATCCGCGAAGGCGCCACCGATGCGGCCATGGCCGGCGGATTTATAATACCATATACAGGAAAAATTACTTCTCCTTATGATGCTCAGAGATCTTATGGCGACCACGGAGCTTTAGATTTTGGGTACCCTGATTATAGCAGTCCTCCCCAGCACTCCTCAAGAACCTCACCTCGCGATGACGGCGCAAGTGGGGGGATGAACCCGGGCAAATTTCTTGGTGCTGTTATTGCTCCACAGGCCGGCGTAATACTGAGTGTCTCGCCGGCTAGCTCCTTGAGATTTGATAGTTCCCAGGGAGATAATGGAAAGTGGTCCCCCAACTGTGGTATTGCTATCAAGCTTGAATGCGACACAAACCCGAAAACTCAGTGGCTTTTTTGTCACTTAGATTCAGTTGCTAGACTGGGCGGCGAACCCCTTCGAGCCGGGATGACCGTAAAGCGTGGCCAAGTTTTAGGTCGTGTTGGTACAACGGGCCACTGTGTACCAGAATTTGGCCCGCATTTACACCTGCAACTTTCCTACGAGGGCCCCCGCGGGTTTCAGCGCACGGATCCAATGACTTATTGCGGGTGGAATCTTGCATACAGCGTTCCATTACGGTCCCTTGCTGCTAAAGGTTTTGTATTACAGCGCGGCTGGGGCGCCGGCCGGTTTCTTGTGGAGGCTCAAGATACCGACGAGCGCCCAGAGCATCGCCATCTGGGCCCCGCCCCAACCGCGTAGCTAAAAATTTTATGTCTAGAGATACAACAAAAATATATTCTAAAGATGATTGTGGCGTAGAAACTACATTTGATAGATTAGAAGCAAACGAAATAATAAACCAAATACCTCCTAATTCTGGCCTTCTCGGTACCGAGGCGCCAGAATGTGAAGTATTCTATCTTCAACTGCCAAATCAAAGTGTAATGCAACACAGTAATGCATCAGTTGTATTGGGCGCAGATTATCCTAAAGGAGCCGAATCCGGTTACGGTGGGGTCGGTGGCCAAAGGTGTGCTACTATCGATCTAGTTGTTGGGCGAGCCGGCGGCGCCCGCACCGGCCGCGGCGCGGAAGACGGTACTATGGTAAAAAATAATATGATTACCGATGCTGCAAGAATTTATATTAGTCAAAAAACAGATGTTGATAAGAATTTCGGATTTGCAAATGGTTCTATTGGTAGTATTAAGGGTCGTTCGGCTATATGTCTTAAAGCCGATGGCTTAAGAATGATTGGACGCGAAGGAATAAAGATTATAACTGGCCGCGCTCAGGGCGTCCGCGGCGCCGGGAGCGACGGAGAAACAAATTCAATAGGGGGCGTTCTATCACAAGCTCCGAAAATTGATTTAATTGCCGGCAATAATACAGAGCCCAAGGCCAACGGCATAGAAACATTACAACCGATTTTATTGGGCGATAATACCCTCGATGCGTTAGAAGAGCTTGAAGAAATTCTAAGCGAGATTATTACCGGCATAGAGACATTGGGAAAAATCGAGCGAAACCTTTATGAGGCCTTGGCCAAATCCTTTTATGCGTTCAGTCCCTATGGAGAACCTATCGGTGATGCACTCATGCAGGTTGTGGAGAAGATCGATACCGGCTGTCTTGAACCTATGCACGAAGCGCGCAAGAACAAAACACTTTGGAAATTAAATTATTTTAAACCATATGGTTATAAATATATTTGTAGCAATAACGTGCGCACCACTTAATTATAAGAATAAAAAAATGCCAGAATCTAAATTTTTAAAACACCAAGATAAGAATAATGATGGATTAATCGATGTATGCGAAGCCCTAGTACCCGAGGCCTCGATTGATAATTGTCTACCATGTTCTCCTAATCCCGATGCGATTCTCCCGGATTGGAAAACACTAACAATTGATGAGCCTTTTTTTAATGAAAAGAATTGTACTTATCAAATCACGGTCGTAACCTCATTAAAAAGCATTTTTCAAGAAAGCCCGTATGAAGCAACCTCGGCGACAGAAGAGCAAGGCCAGGAAGCTATAGATGATGTTTTTGAAAAATATAAAGAAGATGCTATTGAAGCCCTATTAGTTGCTTTTGAAAAAGTTGATAACGAAACATCAAGAGCAGCACTACAAAGCGATTTTGAAAATACAGATTATTATTTGGATCCTCGCCCAAAATCGCCTTTGTTGTTGCTTTATTCGGTGCCTTTTGAAACATTTTATGAGCTAGAAAATGCAGACGGCCCAACAGAGGACGAAGAGGCAGAAGAAGATGCCGCTGCAGCAGAAGAAGGGCGCCGCGAAGTTACATATAAAGCAGCAGAGCTTGCACCCAAGCTAATGAAAATCCGAAAAGGGCTGGCGCTTTATAATATTTATTTGAAAAAATATCAAGCACTGGACAAGGGGAACCTCTTTTTTGAAGAAAACCCAGATACCATTTTTAATCTCAGTATTTATGGCGATTTTGGCGGCGGACGCAAATGTGTTACGGCAAAATTGCTCAAACAATTAGAAGCCTTTTTAAACCTTAAAGGTTATGAAATTCCTGGTGTTGGGCGCCCCCATATTTTCCGAGGCTATAACGACGTTACAAAAATCACCTTTTCTTTCGATACAAAGTATAAGCTTAAAAAACTCCTCGTATACACAAAGGAATGCGGTGAAGTACCACGTACTTTTATAAAATCATGCCGCAATTTAAGGGGCCGCTCTGCTTGGAAAGATCCCACAGCAGTAGCATATTTTACGCGCTTAGATGAAATGGAAGCCGATTTAACCGCCCGAACTCCAAAGCCGTGGTTAGATTTTGTTATTGAATATACTTATCCTAAAATTTATTCATCTATTAATCATTCAGTAGAAAACATAGGCGATGTTGAAAGCTGTGTTGCTGCAGCTTTGCGTAATGAAGTAAAACAATTAGGACAGAATATTCTTGATGATGTTTTTGATATTGGAGATGCCATAGCATTTAAATTTTCTGAAACGTGTTACCCCCCCGGGAAACGCGGCCAAGAAAAATATTTTGAGGAACAGGTAGCACTAGGTATGATTTCTGATCCTAATGCTCCCGCCGGCGGCAACGATAAAAGCGATAGTTTTAAAAATATATATAATATGGCTCTTACGCAAGCAAACAAAGAAGTTGAAAATGAAAAAAATATATTTACAAAATTTTGTCTTGCTCTAGAAACTCTAGAGGCGGAATCTGCTGAGGGCCCCCGATCCACGATTGCCAAAGCCGCCGCCGCCGCCAAAGCTAAGGGCACAGCCGCCGAAAGCGCTCAAGAGACAGAAGCCACAGAGGCAGAAGCCACAGAGGCAGAAGCCACAGAGGAGAAGCCTACTGCGGCCGGCGTCGGCGAAAGACTAAAGAAACTGTTCACTTCTCAGGATGCACTTGGGGATTTAAAATTGTGCGGGCTACAAAGCTTATTGATAGGTGCTATCCAGTGTTTGTTTAAAGGAATGACATTAGAAGCAGCTTTAGGAACAATGCTGAACCAAGCGCTAAAAGCAATGAGTGTACAGAATTTTGATCGGCTATTCATAGGACTTCCTTATGAAAAACAAGTCGAGCTTGATGCACTAGTAAAGAAAAAATTAGCTAACGGAGATATTTTTAAAGATGATAGCACAAATCAAAAATTATCAGATGCCGCCGCCGGTATGGACACATCTGAAGTTGTCGGCCACGCTGAATTCAGATGGCCTTGGCAAGCTTACCGCAAGGCCGATAGCAAGATAGACAAGAATACCACACTAGACGAGTTTGTAAAGGGCAAAGTTTCGGAAAACGACCGGCGCCCGCTAGCCCAACAATTTGATATTGGAAGCGAAGACAAAAGAAAACAATTAAGCAATAATATTTTAATGCAAGCATACATAGAAGCTCTTTTAGAGGTATATCAAGAAAATTTACTTGAACTCGTTTCAGAATTTAATAAATTCCCCGGTGCACCGTTAATCAAATTTTTAATTACAACATTTGATTGTCCACGGCCCCCACTATTTGAGCCCAGTCCCATGGACTTCATTAAAGATATAGAATTACCATTTTGTAGAGATGTGGGAGATATTGTCTGGCCTAGGTTTAATAATAATTTCCGCTGGCGCGGCCTTAGAGTAGATTTTGGAAAGATGCTTGAGATAGCCGCTTTGTTGGCGATTCAAGAATTAATATGGAAGACTTTAATGAGAATGCTCATTAAAGCATGCCAATTAGTTAGTTCTGCAGCTTGCACATTACTCGATTTGGCCATGCCTGATTATGACGAATGTGGTGAAAAAACCGGTCGCTTAAGTCAGCTAATCAAAGATTCTCTTTGTGGCTCAGAAGCCACAGCTAGCCAAGTTAACGATACAGTTGTTGATGCGTTTGCAAAACTTGGATTAGGTACAGCAGCTTTATCTGATAAGGAGCAAGTTTTAAACTTTGCTAATGATGTATCGTGTTCGTCGACTCGACAAGAATTAGCAGAAGCATTTTTAGGAGATCCGTCACCAGAATTTAAAGCTGCAGTGGCACAATTAGTCACCTCCGAATACCCAGATTTTGAATCAGCGCTGCCAAATGAAATAGCTGTTGGTGCTTTCTTTTCAAATATTGGTAATTTAATGCCGGCTGGCTTTAAAGCCCAACTAGGAGATTTTGTAGCAATGCTACCAGAAGGTGATAGATTACCAGCAAATCCATCTCTTTGTGCAACAGATGAGCAAGTTGAAGAATTTGCAGAATATCGTTGTAGTTTGCTAGAGGACCGCGCCACAGCAGAACAATGTAAAAAAATGGCGCCCGATCACAAAGCGCAATTAGATGAGCTTTCTAGAGCACTTCAAGTCCCATTCAGCCCGGATTTTCCGCCCATGACCTCCGATCCAGGCTGCGATAATGGAATTTTCCCGTTTGAAACGCCGGCCATGATTAAGGCAAGAACAAGTGGATTAAATAGTCGTTTAAAATTACTGCAAATGGATTTTATGACCGATATGATGGGCGCCGGCGGCCTTTTTGGCGGATGGGTTCAAAAAAGGTGGGGTTTCTGGAACATGATTCTCTCTGATACTTATGGTAAACCCTTGACCAGCCATCGCCGCAAAGTTGCGAATGATTTTGGTGCTCAAACATATGTTGATATGTATGTTAAATCCGCCGAAGGCGACAACGCCCCCTCGCAGGGCGATAGATTCTGGAATACTTATGATAAAGTAGAAGATCAATATGGAGCTTATCCAACAAGGCTCGCCGGGTGGCTGCAGAGTGAGTTAGACAGAGTAGAGCCAGTTTTTGCATCAAATAATGAATTAGCGGGCTCTCTTAAAACAACAATCGATCAAGGTCGCGTAAGTGATTTTAGGTTTGGAGGTATATTTCGCGGAGACTACACGGGCCCCCAATATTATAATATTGAACTTGAAATCGATTTCTCCAATGAAAAAATTTATCTTGTTGAGAAAGAAAGAAAACAAAGCCCTGATATTACACTAGACTTTAGAGACAATAACCAAGGTCAAAGGCCCGATACTTCTTGGGGTTGGGGATTCGATTTAGAGCTTTATCTTTCTGAACTATCCCCGACGCGCCAACCTAAATCTAAAACTGAATTTGTAAGGGATGAATTCGTCCCATGGGAACCCACCGGAATCATAGCTAATCGCCCAGATGATAATGCGAGAATAACAATACACGAACTTACTAAAGATTCACTGTATAAGTGTAGATGGCGAAAAGTAAGAGATAGAGACTCAGAGGAAGAATACAGTTCCGATAAAAAATATGAATTCTTGGCAGTTGATAATACGTTCGAACAAGTGGGTGATATAAGACTAGACAACTACCCGGCATTCAAAAGAACATTCAATAGCAAGCAGGATTACCTGCCACAAGTAGTTTTATTACACGAAATTCTTAAAAATAATGGCGCCAATATAGGAAAATCAGAAGTTAAGGCTTTTCACGATTTACATATGTCATCTATAACCAATCAGATCCGAGCATTAATTGCTGCTAATGACGCAGCTTTTAAATATGGAACATCTTTTGATGGACTAAGTGAAGAAGATGTAGAATATGTTGTCGATAACGGACAAACTCTTTCAGAGGGCGGTAGGCGCTACAAGAAAGCTAGAGTAGAGGATGAAGACGGCGGTGACCGCAAGATTAAAGGATCCGATCAGATATTGGGCATCAGTCGGATGCAGTGGGAGGTTGAAAACGGAACCCATCGAAACCCCGGCCCCAATAGAGTTTTCTATTTGGATCCCAACAGTTATGGAGGCTCATATTTAAACCCGCCTTTTTACATAGCATCTCTAGAAAATGATGGTTGGTTAGGGTTTTTTGAAGAGTTGTTCCCAGAATATTCCGCGTGTAATGCGGGCACAGATAAATCCGGTCTAATCGATTTTGGAGAAATATCAGAGATGATTGATAGAATATATCCGACTATTCCAATAGACGAGCGCCTTGAAGGAGACGCTGATTGTGTATTAGAGCTTCCATATGATCGAATTTTAGAAAGATCTGCCGCAGCAGGCTTAGAAGGCCTTGTTGCTGCCGCAGCCAGAATATTTTCAAGTGTACATTTTATAAAATCATTGGCAACATTTAGCACCATTAAACCAGATTTTAGTGAAAACTTTAGTATGATATATGCACAATATATTATTTCGCGAATAGAAGAAAGTTTCCGCGGAGCGGTAGACTCAGACTTTGTTAATACGTTCAAAGATGATGAATTTTGGTATGCATTTTTAGAACAAGCAGTTCAAGCCTATTCGCGAAAAGTTGATCGAGGCGACATTGTTTCACCTCCGTCACATGTTTTGGCCGCATTGAGAACCATCAACAATATGATTGAAAGCTTTCCACGTCTTACTAAAGAAGACATGAAAGCTGCAAGAAAACTTGGTGACTTTAAAGATGTTCAAACACCTTTTGATGGTATATCTGCTTTGGAAGAATATCGATACAAGAAAAATCTCGAAGCAATTATAGATACAGAAGATGAAGCAAAAATCGTTTTACAAGAAATAGTAGTAGAACAATTGAACCTTATAGCTAAAAGGTTTACTAGTGCTATGGAAGTAATGGAAACAGAGGTTTTAATTGATGATAATGGCGCCTATTTTCTTGAAAATCTGACCCAGGGCGCCCATGAGCTTACTTTAGATAAAGATATAAAAGAAGAGATTCAGGGTCTTGAGACTGAAGGAGAAAACATTTATACTCCTGGCGGCGAATTATATGTGTTTGAAAAACTTGATGAAGACGGCCAATTTGAAAAAGGAGACGAATATATAGGATATTATCATATTACAAAGGATGATGATGGTGATCCAGTATACATGGCTGGCGAATATCACATAGATTCGCCTCATGATAGATTAAATCCCATGGGGAATAAAATTATTGTTCCAGTTGGGGACGTCGAAGATTACGGATTTCAGCCAATTATCGATGAAAATAAGCCATTTGTAATAGAAAAATATATTAGCATTAACGGAGCCAAGTATACTTCATCAAAGGCAATTGAGATTATAAAGCAACATGACAACTCTCTCAATATATCAGATGTTTATCCTGGAACGCTTGAACTTGTTACTGACGCCGGCGGCAAAGTTGTTGGATTAAACGGAGAATTAGGAGTCCGCTATGGGTTGCAATTTTCGATCTTCGTATCTGGCGAAAAATTGCCACTAACAACAGTGGAGGTTGATGTTCTTGATTTGCCAATATCTCAAATAGCACCATTAGAGGGCGATAGTAAAATGTTATTATGTCTTTTAAATTATTTAAAAGAAGATAGTGTATTTAAATTAATATATAAGTATATTTTTCCATTAAATAAGATAAATGCTTTATGGGCAATTTATAATGATATGGGATTTCTTGCTTCTATCGGAGAGATCACTGTCTCCGAATCCAATGCCGAAACCAATTCTACCCTTTCCGGCGAGGGCGCCAAGCCCGGCATGTGGGTAGATATCGACAGCGATGGTAACCCGACCATCGGAGAAGGAGCCGATGGTTGGGCTTCCGTCTGCAACCGAAGAAAAGGCGGCCTTTTTGTTCTTGATTACGATGACTGGGATAGAGAAGTATTAAGACTTTCAACTCACAGAATAAAGAGAATGTTCAAAAATTATTATCACTCTAGAACATTCACAACAGATTTAGATTTAGATCCCGCTAGTGACGCCTCCCGGATTTACTTCGCGAATTTGAGAAATGCCCTCCGCGGCGCTCCAGGAGTACAATTTTTGCCATGGTGGAAAAGGCACAAACTTAAGAAAGCCAACCCATTTGATTCAAAAGGCGAAATATGTAAGAAAAAATAGCTAGTTGATGATATTTATATAAAAAGGATACAGATATGTCTTCTATCGGCGTAAAGCTTCCACTAACATTGGATTCTGGTAATGGATTCACGATGAACAAATCGATGATTCAAGAAATAAAACAGAACTTTAAAATGCTCTTATTGACTGAAAAAGGCGAAAGAGTGATGAACCCTGATTATGGCGTGGGATTAAAGCGTTTTTTATTTGAGAATAATACTATAAATTGGCAAACCCAAGTAAGCGACACTATTAATTCACAAGTTGGCACCTACATGCCCTACATCTCTATTCGAGCAATTAATACGTCCCCCTCCATTACAAACCCCTATCAGATGAACATAGCGATTGAGTATGCGATCAGGGGTGTAAACATCACAGATTCTATTACACTTACTATTTAAGAAAGGAAAATAATTTATGGCGGATGACCAAAAAAAGATAATACCAATTGACTACACTCATAGAGATTTCGAATCTATCCGTGCTGATTTAATGCAGATGGCAGAGAGGTTTTATCCCGACACTTTCCAAGATTTCAGCGAGGGATCTTTTGGCGCAATAATGTTAGATGCAGTAGCTTATGTCGGCGATCAATTATCATTTTACTTAGACTATAATGTTAATGAGTCATTTTTGGATACGGCATATCAGTATTCAAATATTTTACGCCATGGAAGGGTTTTAGGATATAAACCTTCTGGTCCAGGCACGAGCTATGGTAATATAGTATTATTTATACTTGTGCCCGCCTCTTCAACTGGCCTCGGACCAGACACAGCATACATCCCTTTAATAAAAGCTGGCACACGGTTTTCATCCAAAACTGGAATTAATTTTCTATTAATAGAAAATGTAGATTTTAGTGATCCGTCGCTTACTACGGTGGTTGCCCAAACAAGCACATCTACTGGTGCCCCCACTTATTATGCTATAAAAGCTGAAGGCGCAGTAGTATCTGGTTTTTTTGATGAAGAGAGGGTTCGTGTCGGATCTTATGAAAGGTTTAAGAAAATTAGATTAAAAAGCAAAAATATTGTAGAGATAATTTCAGTTGTAGACTCAAATGGGAATGAATATTTTGAAGTTGATTATTTAGCCCAAGATCTCGTGTATAAAGAAATGTCTAATAAAAATTATAAGAACGATAATGTTCCATCTATTTTAAAACCTTATTTAGTTTCAAGAAAGTTTGTTCTTGAAAGGGACTCCCGCGGAAATTATCTCCAATTTGGAAGTGGAAAATCTGGGCAATCAAATGTAGCGGCCGATATACAATCTGTTGCGCTAGATATTTTTGGCAAAGATTATACTACGAGCACCACTTTCGATCCGAGCCGGCTGTCTCAAAATGAGAATTTTGGAATTGTACCATCAAATACAGTTTTATATATAACATATAGAGGAATAGATCCCGTTAATACTAATGTTGGCGTTGAGGCAATTAATGTTGTTGCTGAAGTATCATATGAATTTGAAGATCAAACTTCGTTAAGTGGTGATACTATAAATACAGTAATTAATTCTCTAGAAGTCAATAACGAAGAGCCTATTGTTGGTGTAAGTAGCGAGGCTAACTCAACCGCACTAAAAAGAAGAATTTATGACACTTTTCCGACACAAAATAGGGCAGTTACACAAGCAGATTATGAAAATGTTGCTTATAGGATGCCGGCTAAGTACGGTTCAGTCCAACGAGTATCGGTACAAAAAGACCCAGACTCTCTTAAGAGAAATTTAAATATGTATGTCATATCTACTGATCAGCAAAATAAACTAATTGCAACTAATTCTACAATTAAAAATAATTTAAAAACTTGG